ACCGGAAATCTGGATGCCCACGGGAACAGCATGGAAAGTTTGAAAGAGGCTGAAGGGGGCTGAAACCGGCTGAGGATACGGAGGTTACGCGGGCGTGGAGGGTGAAAAGAAAGTTTGAAAAAGGTGGGGAGTTTGTGAAGGCGGACGGAAAGTTTGAAAAGGGTTGGATTTACTCCCTGGTCTGAGCCTGCAAACCGAGCAGGCCAAGCCATAAATCCTCATACACCGGCAGCTTCTCGGATTGGCCTGGGGTGCCGGAGATCGCTTGCTTGAAATTTGGGTAATTTATGGTGGCCGTGAGCGCGGCAAAAATTCGGTCGAGATCGCCCTGACCAAATTTTCAATATCACGGCGTTATGCGCTATCTGACTTTTCGCCACACGACCACGCCATCGTCGCGCATTCCGATTTGGAGGGTCAAGTTGGTTTCGGTCGCTGGCATGGTCACGTAGCCGCCTTTCCACTCAGGTCTTCCCCAGTCCACGGACGCCTTGCCCGCCTCGAAGCCCGCGCATAACAAGATCACTCCAGCGAACAGCAGCCCCGGTATTCCGATTCGTTGCATTGTCTTTTTCATAGAGTCTTTCTGCCGTCGTCAGCACAGCCCGGCTGCTGTCGCTGAGTTCCGGCGCTGGCGGGCGCGGACATGCCAGCCGTCCTGCTTTTTGACGATGCTGAAGAAACCGAGTGTGGAGGCGATCCACATATCAAAGCTCCATGCCTGCAGCGGCTTGGCCGGACGCCTGCAATGTGGCGAATTTCCGGGCTGCAGCCAAAACGCGTGGGTTCGTGGTGAGATATTCCAACTGTTCCGGGAATGGGCTGTCATCCCGCTGCACGATGACTGCCATGGGCCAGTCACGCCACGGCTCTCCATCGATAGGCTGGCAAAAAGCCAGCCCGGCTGCCAGCAGGGCTGGCTTTGTTTCGATCATACAGACACGTCTGTCTACCAAGGCAAAAGGCGTTAGGACCCCAACACTCTCCTCTGCGATCCAAGCCCGTTTGAGAATTAGGTCTGGATCAGTCAAATCTTCGATAATTTTCATTGAACCTCCCACTTGGTATGATCGGTGCCGGGAGAGAGATTGACGTCCGCGCTTGTGCTGCCCAGATTTTTGGTTTTGAGCCCGTGCGGCATGTACGTAAACTCGTTCTCGTTGTCACCGTAAAAAAAGCTCTTTCCAGTGCCGGGGGTACGCTCCATGAAATAGAGACCAGTGACGTGAGTGTGCGGAACAGCCGTAACGGTGCGCGTGCCGCTAAATACCGGTGCAAAAACTGACCCAGACTCATTAACACCCCGTTTGTAGACACCGCTTTGACCTTTCCGGAATGGGATAGCACCAGCATCTGTCTCAGTCCGTAAGACCCGGACCAAGCGCGCCTGCTGATCATTCCCTGAGAAGGACATGTTGGCCAATGTCTCTTGGACAAAGGCATGATAGATCTCCAAGCTCCGATCCAATTTCTCGCCCCATTTGTTGCGTAAATTATGAAGAGCTGCCACGGGCGGAGTCTCATAGAAATCGTCTGGCTTGGCGTACGCCAGGCGATCCATGAGCCAGTGTTTCACAGCTTTAGATACAGCAGACTTGCTGCTTGAAGACTGCTCATTGGCCCAATCTTCAATGATGGCCCAGTCACCACCGTTCTTGGACATATAATCCGCAACCTGAGAGACCAAGCTTTTAGCCGGACCGGCGGTCGATGACGGTAGATGGTGTTTGGTGATCGTCGGCACGGTCTTGCTCACATCCCCCTGGACAGACTGCATCTGATTCAGCGTGGTGAGATAGTGCGCAGCCATGGCCTTCTCTTCATCCGTGCCGTCTGCAAGGAGTTTTTGCAGGGCCGGCTTTTGCGCCAAGGCCTTTTCGATCTTCGCCGCGTTATAATTGTGATCGCCTTGGCCGTGATGGTAGTTGATCGTCTTGGCCGCCTCGATGATTTGGTCGAAAAATACCTGGCTGGGATCGACAGTCACTCTTGCTTTGGGAGTGCGCAGCCGGTCGAAGACGTTGCCGTCGGCATCGACGGGACGGACATCGCCTGGGTGAGCCTGCTTGATTTCTGGCGCCATGCCGGCGAGGGCATCGGCTTTGCGCAGTCCTACAGTGTGCTTAGTGACTTGGTCCGCATAGCTGGGGTGGAAAGCGGTAGCCTCGTAATCGAGCGCCTTTTGGCCGACGCGCTTCAGGCTACTGATGCGTGCGGCGAGTGTATCGCGGATCTGCGGTGGCGCGGCGGCGAGGAGCTTGGCATCGTCGATTGCGGCGATTTGGCGGCCGATATCGTAGATGTTCAGTTTCCCGAAAATTGCCGCGCGCTTGGCATTCAGACCGGGGTCCCGCATAGACCACAGCTCTACGGGGTGCACATTCCACTCGTCCGCGGTTTTTGCTGCACCTTGGGCGCGGAAGCGGAGGCCGCCGCCGTTATCAATGCGCCAAGGGGTGCCACTCTTATCGACCAGGATATTATCGAGATCGAGGCCGGCGACATCCCAATTACCGAGCAGGGCATCGGCGGCAAAATGCTGGCGCACTTTGCCCAGGATTGCCTCTTTCTCAGCCGCGCTCCCGGTGCGCAGGACTTCAGTCAGCGGGCGTCCGTCAATGAATCGAGCGAGCTTGGCGGGCTTGACCCCCTCGAATAATCGCGCCTCGGGGACGGGCACGCCCATGGCACGATACAGCTCGTCTGTGGTATGCTCATTGACAATATGCGACGGGCTATTTCCGCGCTTGAGCACGTATTGCGCGCCGGTGCGCGGGTCGCGAACTAACGTTGCGCCAGTGGTGCCGCCAAGGTCGCGGATGGTCTCAAGACTGGTCAATGAGCTTGGGAATTCTGGCTCTGTGGGAGGCTGCGCCGGTTTGGGCGTGCGCGGTTTTGGCGGGACGGCCAGCGCTTTGCCCTGGCGGTCACCCTTCCACCACGCGGCATCTTTGTCGATCTTGACCTGAGCACCCAAGCTATCCTTGAGATGCTGGATCATATCCGGATCCAATCCACGGACGCTGGCTTGGAGGTCTCGGTTGAATGGCTGCTCGATCGGCTGGGCGCGCTCTCCAGGCTTGATGAGGCCGAGCCGCTCGGCTTCCGCGCGGTCCACATCCTCGACATCGTGTCCGCAGCCCCATCCCCATGGCCCCCATGGGACACCGAAATCCTGATTCACGGCGCGCCAAAAGTCGATATCTGACTTCAGGTGCACCTCTCCCTCAAACCGTGTGTGCCAATCCCGCGGCTCCTTGACTGCGACCTCACGAATGAAACGCTGGGCAGGAAACTCGTCGAGGACATCCGGATCTTGGCCTTGCTGCCACCAGCCGTAGTCTTGGGCCTGGCGGGTCTGTGTGTCAAAGATAAGCTCTAGGCGTTGCTGGGTGCGAATATCCTTGATGGTGTCGGCATCATCCGGATCGAGCGGTGCCATGCCCTCGGCCACAGCGAACCGCTGCAGGTCGCGCACGAATTGCGCGCGGCTACCGGTCTTGAGCGCAGTCGTCTTGGTGGCGTCTGGCAACTCGATCTCCTCGCGGGCGGATGTGAGGTGATCGCGGATCGCATCGCGAGCCCGCTGGAGAAACCTAGCAGATTCGATCTCTGAGCTGAAAAATGCGCGCTCGCGCAGCGCCAGCGGCAACCGGCTCCACGCTTCAGCGTCGAGCTTGCTGGTGACGATAGTCTTTTGGTCCAGCTTCTCGAGGGCTTCCTTGAACGGCGTTGGTTTGATGAATTGCATCAGCCAAAAATTTTATGGGCGTTGCGTCTCAGACGCTCGCTTCGGTCTATCATGACGCGACCCTGGCTGGCGAGCCAATTGCAGGCGTGATCAATCTCTTCCGCGGTCGCATGCTCGATATGCTTGTAGCCTTTTTGGCCACTGATTATCCACGCGCTGGCGCTCGCCAGGGTGCGAATCTGGCGGCGTCCATCCTCCGTATCCTCTTTGCCGCAGAGCTGCAGCAGCTCCGCCGCGCGGCGCCAGCCGGCGCGGCGCCTCAGCTCCTCTTCCAGCCAGCGGACATCGGCATCCGCAGCGGGAGCGGGCAGGAGGCTGAGTTGGACGGTGGTGGTCATCTCTCTCGCTTTGTCAGAAGGGTGCGTTGTCGGATGGGACCAAAGCGACAGACGGCGCCAACGGCACGGATGGCTCACGCTGGCCGCGGGCGCGATTCTTGATGGTCATGTGCAGCTGGCCCAGGCGGCGGTCATCCAGGCCGCGCCAGTTGTCGGTGCCGAATTTGTGGCGGCACACAGCCACGAGGTAACTCTCCACACATCGGTTGGACAGGTACCACATCACGCGCTTGCGTCGCTCTGCAGCCGGGTTGTGCCAGGCCATGGCCGCCGCCAGGGAATCCGGGTGAGCGAGGATGCGGAAGAGGGCGACGATGCGGTCGGTCTCGGCATTCGTAAGATCGGAGGATGACTTGTCGTGGCCGATGGCGACGATGTGGCAGGCGTGGCGGAAGTCATCTGGGCTGAGCGCGCGGATCTCGGCGGTGGCGCGGGCGGCGGCCAGGACCCAAATGCGCTGGTAGATCTCATTGCTCTGCGGGTTGGCCCAGCACTCGAGTCGGTGGCTGGCGCAGCGTCCGCTTGCCATGCGCCAGCCGTGCGCGCGCGCGGCGGCGGTCCAGGCAGGGAAGTAGAAGCGGCGTTGCTGGGCGGGGGTCATGGGACCAATACGGAGTGCGGAGTGCGGAGTGCGGAGATGGGAGGTTTGGGTAGGTCCATCCAGTGCGAGACACCGCTGAGTTGGTACAGAAGGCTGGCATCCCACCACTGACCACCGGAACGGTAAGCGAGGCCATGTTCGCGCAGTGAGCCGCAGACCAGCACGGTGATATCGTCATCGGGCAGATGATCCCCGACCGAAACCCAATAGAGGTCGCGGCGTTGTAGGGCGGATGCCATGGGGAGCTTCATCGCGCAGAGCCTGGATGAAATTGAGAAAGACGGGATTCTATAGCCGCGCAGCGGGCGCAGACGTAATCCCCATGGCGATGTGCGATGGCGATCCGGCCGCACAGGCAGAGATGCTGGCTGGCTCTGGCTGGCAGCTTGGCTGGCAGGAGGGAAACTCTCCGTCCAGCAATGCAGGCGTGAATATAGTCGGGATCTGTATGAGCAAGAGCGTTGCTCACGGCCCTCCGATGACGCCCGAATATTCGTGCTGTGGCGGGCACGCTGAGGAGGATGTCATACACCAGCACCATCGCGACTTTGCGGGCTGTGGCTAAAGGTTCGGAGCGCGATCGAGTGCGAAGGATTTGATCGCGTGTGACGCCAAAACAGGCGGCGGCCCGGTCCACCGCAGTAGCGATGCTTTCAGGCGTGATGGGCATTGCGGGGCGGTCCACGGCGTCTTCGCAGGCGGTTTGCCAGAGCGATGTTTTCATGGGACGTCCGCAGGCTCAACTTCCATTTCTTCGAGGGTGTCTTCGAGGATTTTGGACACGAATTTTTCGAGCTCGCTATCAGTCGCTTTTATGACGATTGAGTCGCTGGATTCGGTGAGGGTGCAGCCGATGCGCTTGAGGTCATTGACGGGGAGTTGCTCGATGGCTTTTGCGTTGGGTGTTTCTGTGGTCCGGATTAGTACGTCGGCCTGGTCGGGGAGATGTTTACGGATGAGCTTCACGACTTGGTCCGTGTCTTCCCAATCGAGGGTTCCCTTGGATTTGCGGAAGCCGAATTGTACTCCGTGCATGGTGATCGTGCGCGGCTTGACGAAGAGATGACGCGCGGATGTGATGAGTGCCGCCAGCGCGGACTGGCGATCGGCGGTCTTATTGAGGGAGCGCTTGAGCATGCTGTAGCGGGCGCGTTTGATGGCTTGGATGGCGTCCTCGAGGTCGCGGACGATGGACCGGAGTTCATCGTGCGCCTCGGAGTATTGGCGGGCGGACTTTTCGAGGTCGGATAGGGTTATTTCTTGGGCATAGGTTGGGTCTGACATATTTCCTCCTGTTGTGTTAATGTTGATGGGACTGATGGGACTGATGGGACAAATGGGACGGAGATGGGAGCATCCGACGGGGGTGCGTTCCCGAGCTGCGGGCGCGTGCGGGCGCGGTCTTGCTCGGCCCACCATCGGGCTGTGACATCCTCTTCCCCTTGGATGGCCCATAATAGACCGCCGAGGAAGGTGAGTGTGGTCAAGCCGAGGAAGGCGATGGCGAGCAGATCGATCAGGATTGAGTGCATAATAGGTTACTCATTGGACATCCATTTCTTGCAGGGTGGATTGGAGCTCGGCCTTGGCGGCGCGGCGCTCCAGATGGTGGGTCCGGCGCTTGTCGCGATGGGTCTTGGGGTGTTTTTGTGGCTTCATGGGGACGAATGTGAGGTATAAGGACATACGGTTATTCCTCCTCTCCACGCGCGGCGCGGACGTAGTCGATGGACAGGTCCTTGCCGTCTGCGGCAGCCACCACCTTGCCCTGCTGGAGGTCCTCGAATAAGATGCGGATCCGGCCTGGTTCGCGCGCCATAGCGGCGAGGTATTTCAGGTGACGCGAGGGTTCGCGCAGCTTGAAGGCGCGCGCGATGGCGAGGACATCTTCGTCCGGCGGGTATTCGTCGAGGCGCAGAAAATTTCTGCGCCCGCCGGCGCGGCCCTCGAATTGCTCGAAGTAGCCCTTGGTCATCCCTTGGGTGAGGATTTTCGCTCCCTCGAAAGTGAATGTGAGGATGACGCAACACCCCGTGTCCTCCTGCAGTTTCTGCAGATACGAGAACACCGGCTGATCCTCATGATCACGGCGGCAGAGGCGCTGGGTGTTCTCGACAATGATGGTGCGGGTCTCATCCAGGGAATCGCGGATGCGCTGGCGTCGTCGCTCGCTGCTGAGTGTAGCCGATCCGCCGTAGGCCGCGCAGAGGTCGATATGGAACTGGGTAATACTTGGACGCTCTGGCGCCTCGATCCGCACTACGCTGCAGTGGTTGTGGCGACGTTGGTACTCGCGGCAGCATGCTGTCTTTTGGGTGCCCGTGTATCCGTAGATCACACCGAACCGGTTGACCCGCTGTGGGGCGCGCTTCTCATCGATGAACCCCTCGATCCTCTGCCAGGTGCTGGTCTCCACAAACGGCACCTTGCCGCGCAGCTCCTCGACCCGGACCTGCTGCCGCAGCGCGGTGACGCTCTCCAGGAACTTCTCTTGGCTGAGGATGGGGTGTGGGAGCAGCTCACCGTCTTTGCCCTTCTGCCAGCGGTCCGAGAAGATGCGTGTCCATGTGGTCACGTCGTGGTAGACGCCCACCTTGCGGAATGCCTCGACCGCGATATTGCAATCACGCGAGCAATGCTCACGCACGAAACAACCGAGCCACAAGAAGGGCTCGCGCATCGGCTCGGGCAATGTCCCCGCGATGGTGTCCAGCCGTGGGACATCCAAACGGATTGTGTGGTCTTCTCTCAATTTCTCCTCCTGATGGGTTAATGTGCTTAATGGTTATGGGACAGATCTGACATGGATTGCTGATCCAGAGCCGCGCGGGCGCGGGCCAGACGATCGAGACGGATGCTCAGCGTGGACCGTGCCGGCGCATGCTGCTCGATGGGCGACACGACTGATGGTCGCGCCATTGTTTCTGTGTTCGGAATGCCGCTTTCCGTGCGGACACGCGCGGCGCGCCCGCGGCCATCGCGCAGGTCGCTCACGCTGTGGGTGACCCTGCCCGTGGGTGAGTACGTGCGCAGCTCGCGGCGGAGCGCAGCCAGCGCGCTCTTGCGCACGCCGCCCGCATCCGGCGCCGTGTGCTGCCCCAGCCCGAGCTGCGCGCGCGCGTAGGCGGGCAGACCGGTATCGAGGATGGTAGCGCGGCAGATGACATCCCCCGGCTTGTGGTCACCGAATGTATTGACGCAGACGATGGTGGCTGAGCAGTCCTGCGCGAGCGGGTCAAAATAGAGCCGCACGAGACGGCCATTCCAGCGCCACAAAACTTCGTGCTCGAAATAGTAGGGGACACTCGAGTCACTGAAGAGCGACACCTTCCCTCCCACCGTCGCGCCGCGTACGGTCCACTCGCGGACGAGCGGGGCGCAGAGGTACTCGAGCTCGTCGGGCAGCGGTCGCCAGAGGCCGTCGGCATGCGTCTGTTGGAGCCGCTCGCCTGGGACCCACGAGCCGTATCGGCTCTTGATGGTGTCCGAATTATGCAGCCCGATCGCGGCGTCGATAGCGTTGAGGGTCTCGGTGAGCGAGGGGAAAAAATTGCGCGGATCTTTGTGCCCAGCCTGGCAGGCCTGGTACAGGATACCCTCGCGCTCCATCTCGCCTCGGTACCTGCCGACCTGGCCCGGAGCGAGCGAGAGGTAAGTCCAGAGCTTGGCGAACCCGCCCTCGACATAAGGCTTACCGCTGGGCTGGTAGACCGTGGTGAGCTCGACGCCCAGGCGGGTCAAGAGCTCGGTGACGTGCTGCGATTCCCATGTCCCGCGCTCGAACCGGAATGTGTGCGGCAGCCCATGTCCCTGCCCGACACTCCAGATGACTTGCCGCACATCCTCGTTATTGTAGCTGCCGCGCTGCCGGCAGATGAGAGCCGAAGATAAATACGCCTGGCTCCACCCGCACTCGATCGCGGGCAGAAATTGGGCGCGCATGAGCTTGACTCCATACTTATCGCTGCACTTGTCTCCCCCCATCTCCCACGGTATCCAGCAGCCGAAATTGAGCGTACCGTCGTCGCTCTCGACCACGAGCCGGCGCTGGATCTTATCGTCCGCAAACGCCCCGTATGTGCCGGCGAAATTCTCGTGCGCCGCCATGGCGGGCCGGCGGGCGGCGGCGAAATGTGTGGGGGTGATGCGCTGGAGGATGCGCTTGATCTGGGGGTGGATGCGGCTCGCGTCCACCCATGTCACCAGCACAGCGCGCAGCTCCTCGCGCGTATCGGGATCCAGGGTGAACAGTTTTTGCGCTGCCAGCATGCTGCCGGCGTCTGCGGCACGGTTGCTCTGGAGGTAGAGCCGGCGGAGCCGCTCCACCTCGGCCGGGTGGAGCCGGAATGTTGGCGTGCGACCGCAGAGGTGGTAATCATCCCGGAGGCCATCGAGGCCGGCGGTCGAGACGGCGGTCTCGATGCGGCTGAGGGTGGCGATGCTGACCTCGAGGACTCGAGCGGCGTGATCGAGTGTGACGGGGTGCTGGAGCGGGTGGGGCCAGGGGACGGAGCCAGCACGCGCCTGTGGCGCGGTCCAGCCGCGGAGGGCGGCCAGGCGCTGCCAGAGGTGGAGTCTGGCCGCGAAGCGGAGGGCTTGCGATTGGGTAAGGGACGTGGCGCTCGACGCTCGTTCCTCGACGCTCGATTCTGCCGCGCTGGCGCACGGTATTTCCTCCTTGGGAGATGTGTCAAAACTACGTGTTTTAGAATTAGCCAGCACCGTACGCGGATAGGGAGCGACGGCGGAATCGAGGGGCGAGGGACGATGGGGGGAGAAAGCAGGAGCAGGGGGGAAAGTGGGAAGGGGGGAAGAGGGGACTTCCGGCAAGGTGCTGGAAGCACGGTCGGCGGTCGCAACCGGCAGAGAAGGGGGGGCAGGTGAGAGTGTCATGGTTTGCCTGGGAGTTTGGTGCCGGCCAGATCGAGTAAACGGCGGATGGCGGCGGGGCGGGTGATGTAATCGCCGTGAGCGAGAGCTTCCTTGACCTCCTGTGGAGCTGCTTGATAACAGAACCGGCAGACGATCTGGCACCGGTCTTTGGGCTGGCCGCAACGGCAGACTTCGGCGCGGTCCTGGGCGAAAGCCATTTTGAGCTGCTTAGCCTTCATCTTCCTGCGCCCATTCGCTGAAGGTGTTTTGTTCGCTCATATTCTTTCGTGTGTTTCGCGGGTGGCTATTTTCTGGCGCCGAGCGGTTTCTTTCCGGATCAACCGGGTGATCCTCCCCAGCAAATCCTCGGGGAGTTTCTCGAGTACGGGGCGTACCGACTCGAGCGCTTCGAGCCGTGTTTCGTCATTCCACCCCCCCCAATATTTGGCGCGCGTCGAGAAGTCGCGGAACACGCGGGCGAAGAGCCGCACTTGCTCCTCGGTTTTGGCGGGCTTACCGCCTCCGTGCTTCTGCCCTCCCGCCTCCTTGCGCTCCTGGTCGAGGATCTGCTTGATCCCGGCCAGTGCCGCGCCCAGGGAATAAGGTCGTGACCCCGTCGCGTCCTCGGGATCTTCGACCATGAGGATGCGCGGCTCAAAAAACTCACGCAGTGTGACGTCCTCCGAGGTGTGTCCGGAGCGGTCCGTGATGGGCCGTTTGGTGGGATCGCGGAAAAATTCGTGCAATTCGTGCGACTGCTGCAGAACCCTATGCGAGACACCTATTTGCGTCGCTAAATCAGACAAGGATTCCCCGCTGCGCACTGAGTGCGCATCGGGAGGTTTCGCCCCCCGTTTGAGGTTAGCGAGCCGCCGCGATTCCGCCTCGCAGAAGGCATCCTGCAGGAGCGGCTCGGCCAGGTATGCCAGCTGCGATTTCGTTAGGTTGCGGCGCAAGGCGAGCTCCCGGAGGATGATTGTCGCGATTTCGTCATCGCCGATAACCTGGCATGGGACGGTGGGCAGCCCGAGAGCTTTGGCGGCGAGGCGACGAGTCTCACCGTCCACGATGAGATCATCCGCAGTGATGAGAAGCGGGTGACGGATACCATGCTCCTGTACATCTCGCTTGAATCCGGCCCATTCCGGCGAGTCGGGGCTCCACCGAGGCATGGGCTTGACGAGTGGGTGTGGGCGCAGCTGCGCGGGGTCGCGTGTTTCAATGCTGGTAGTCGTCATGGGGGGAGTAATCATGTGATCCTGCGGTATGTGAGGAAATTCTCGATGCTATCCCGTGTTACGCGGGCGTAACCGCCGGGGGCGCGTCGTCCGGCGGTGATGGCTGTGATGCATCCCCCGGCGATCAGCGTATAGACATGGTACTGAGAGCAGCAGAACATCCGCTGCAGCTCGGTCGATTTGATCTCTGCCAGCGAGTGCGGGAAGAGCGCGGAGATAGCACACTCTGGCTGGCCCGCACCGGTCCGATCGCTGAGCCATCCCAGCAGGCTCTCCCGCCAAATGCGGATCTCGCGCCGTTCCGCGCTCGGTGCGCGGATGTCCCACGCCCAGGCGATCTGCCCGCTCTGGACCAGCTCCAGAGCGTCATCCTCGTGGAGATCCCCGAGCGTCATCAGCACCTCTACCGGCACCAGCGGTCGCGCCGCCGGGATGAGCAGGCCGCACTGGCCAAAAGTGAGCTGAGCGGTCATGGTGGTCATGGTTGATGCGTGGGAAGAGAGCCGCCGCCTGTGGCGCATTGGATGCGCGTTTCCTCTTCAGCCTCCTGGCAGCGCTGCAGGAGGGCTATGACATGGTCCACCCATCGGGCTTTGGACCTGTGCGCCTCGGCATCCATGGCGCCCACGAAACGTGCGAAGAGCGAAGCCATATTCCGCTCGGCTTGGGCGCGAGCGAAGATCGCCTCTAGTCGGGCTCGATTGCTCATCACGCCATCCCCTCTCTGCGCGCGCCCGCGCGGACACCGGTGGGCCGGCGCATCTGCAGATCCTCGCCCCCCATCGTGAGCCAGAGCGCGCAGCCCATGGCCACCAACAGGGTGATACCCTTGCGCCGCCGCCGCGCCTCGATGATGGCCTTGGCTAATTCCGGACGATCCAACGCCAGCCCGCGCACGAAATAATGGCGAATAAATCCGCCCACAGATTGATCCGACTCGAATGCGGCCCGCCCGAGCAGCCGCCGCTCCTCCTCCGACATGTTGACCGGGAAATTGATCATCCCCGGCAAAAGACAATTACTTGGCATGTTTCTCCTCCCGTTCTGCTAACCACATTCGGACCGCGTCTTCGGCTACCTGCCACAACTTGCGTTGCTGGCGCGCCGCGGCTGCTTTGAGCCGGGCGTGCAGCCGACTGTCCTTGATGACCAGCAAATTTTGTTTACTCATTAACACTAAGTTAACCGCAATCATAGTGAGTCTTACTAAGGCGTCAACACGAAAATAAAAAAATATATTTTCAGGGAGAAATTTGCTAAGGTTTAACCGATGGGAAGAATTGGCGGCAAAACTGAAAATCTGACACTGAACCGGCTCCGCGATGAGGTGGAGGTGATTCGGGAAATTGTCCGTGGCAAAAAAACTGTCAGCACATTCGTGTGGGAAACGTTTATGGCGGGACTCCGGTTTACCCACCCCGAAGCTGTGCAGAGGATCGAGCGGTACCGTATCGAGTATGACCTTGAAAAACGGCACGAGAGGATCCGTATGCAGGCTGAAAAGAAGGGCGCTTCATATGCCAGCCCTAACTTAGGGGCGGCTTTTCCGGGTGGTACAGCGGGGGAGGGCAGTCAGATTTCTCCAATCGAAGAAAGAGCGAGGACAGCCGCAGCTGCTTTGCCCATTGCTCAAAAATACAGGCCAAAAGCTCCCGCTCATCCGCATTCATCGGGGCAGCGACCGACTCCAAAGCAGCATCAAAAACGATCTTCATAAAGCAAGAACACTTGAATATCAAAGGATTGCATTTAAGCACTTTGACCTGCGTCAAGCATAGGAAAACCTCATGGACAAACGGCGAAGATTATTAACGATCATCGCATCGCTAAGCGCGATCATCTGCTCGTTTGGGGGGCAATTATTTTGGACCGCCCCCGATCCCCGGATTGGCCTAACACACATGATCATTTCCCATCCGCCAGGCAACAAACCCGACTTGGTTTTTGCCCGCGCCAGCCCCCCAAGCAATTTTGTGGGCGTGGCTCGTTGGCAATTCACGACGAATTTCAACCGATGGATTGATGCCGATCATCGGGTGATCTTTGCCGCGAAAGCCAATGCAACGGTCTCTCTGCGATTGCCGAACTCATCCGTACCGACCACTCTCTTCGCCAATGAATTTTTTCGGGTCATTTGGGATCGTCGCACGCTTGCCATGGCAACAAACTGGAACATTATTGGTGTCGCTGGAAATCGGATATGGGAATGCACTCCACAGGTGTTTGTGATAGGAGATGACGTTGCCGCACTGCTCAAGGTGCGGGTAGTTGTGAAGCCAGTGCAGTTGGCTGATAATCCTCCCACATTTGAGGACACGAATGGGCGATTGGCTATCGAAATCGATAACAGTCAGGTAAAAACTGAGCGGATGCATCTCGGCGCACCGGGATATCTTATTGAAAGAAATTACGAATTTGTTTTGGCACCCTCATATCACAAAACCCAATTCATTGTGGTGCGTGCTGAATTTTACGAGGATTTATGAAATGCCGATGCAACAATTGTCCGGCGGAGATTGAGTTCGAGCAGGGGCGGGCGGGTGAGACCGTAGCTTGCCCCGAGTGTGGTATGGACACCGTTCTTTATGTGCCATCCGGCGTCGGGGGTGGTGTTGTGCGTCGAAACCAATCGACATCGGTTCCACCGGTAGTGCTGCCAGAGGTCCTTTCTCCCGCACCCGTCGCGTCGGCGCGCACACTCGTCCTGGAGGTGATCCAGCCCGGAGGCTCAGCGCGGATCGAGCGCGCTCGGCGTACGAACCTGGGCGGCCTGGCCATCGAAGTGCTCGGGCTGTGTCTGCTGCTGTTCTGGCCGCTGGGCACGCTCGTCGGACTGATCCTCTTGGTTGCCGGGCACCAGGCGAGCAAAGCCTGGCGCTGCGGCGCCTGCCGTAATTTTGTGGCGGACAGCAAGGTGCGGATCTGCGCATCCTGCCGCGCCCACTTGCGCTGATGTCCGATTGAGGATGGATGCGGATCAGGCGCGGTTGTTCTGCGGGCAATGGCCCGACGGGCCGCAGCCGGACTGATCGTCGAGATCAGCCCCTTACAAATGCGTTTCACCCCGCCTAACCGCGGGGTTTTTTGTTGCCCTTCGGTCTTAGTCTCAGCCCATGTTTTTCTTCGTGCGGCGTATTTTGCGGGCCACTGCGATTTCTCCCGCGGCGGGCTATTCACAGCCGGGGGGGCGCGCATACTGCGCGCGTGATGCGGACAGTAATATTCATCTTAGATCGTGCCGGCGGCTCGCGTCCGCCTTCGGTGCCTGGAGCCTCCTCCTGCTCCAGAAGTGTCCAAATCACACGGCCCGAGTCCGCCGGCTTCCTTTCCGAACCAAAAGCTCGAAACAAAAACATGAAATATCTCCGCGCAATACTCTTTCTCACGCTGTGCTGCCTGCCGGCTCTCGCTGCCGGCACGAACGATGTGGTCAGCCCTGGCGCGGCTACCCCGCCCGCTGCGGGGCAACTGAGCCTCTGGCAGATGGCGATTGTGGTTTTGGTGCCGGCCATTATCGCCGGGGTGAAGCTACTCTTGCCGCGTCTGCCGCGATGGGTGCTGCCGCTCCTGGCGCCGCTCATCGGTGTGGCGCTGGACCAACTGGGCAGGATGACGCTCGGGACCGACAGTAATGGGTGGCTGGCGATGGTGTTGGGTGGAGCGGGAACGGGGTTGCGGGAGATTGGTGACCAGCTCAAGAAAATAAAACCGGCGCCCTAACATGAAAATATGGCCACAACAATCCTCGCCGTCCTGGCCGCATTGCTCGGGCTCCTCGGCTGGTGGCTCAAGCGACAATATAGCCCGACTGCCACCGAGCGCGCACGGGATGCGGATGCGCGGCTGGAGCGTGACCTTGTATCGCTCATTCACGAAATTGCTGAGCGGCGCAGGCGCGCCGATCATGCTGGCGCCGATGCTCTGCGTCGGCGGCTGCTCGATCATCAGACCGGACGGCCCGGCGCCCTCGGTCCACCAGGGGCCAATGGGCAACGCGATCCTCGCGACTCTCCCGGCGGGAACAATGATTCGGCTCGATGATCCGGCCAGGCAGGCCCAGATGCGAGCATTGTTCGTGAACGAGGTTGCACAGCAGGCAGACAGCGGCAATGGCGAGATGACACTTCGGGTCGAACTCCTGATTTGCACTCCGGCTTACATCGCGGAGCGGGACGCAGCGGAGTTGCGACTCTGGCATCAGATCCAGCGCCTCAGCCCCAGCGGCACGAATGACATGACCATTCCGCAATCGGAACTCCGCAGTCCACAATCATACGACTGGCGCCCGCCACCGGGTTGGCCCAAGCCCGGAGAATTGCCCGCGGCTGAATTACTGATCCACTGACTATGCTCTGGCTCTCCTTACTCACCATCCTCACTCACCTGGTCGCGCTCGGGATCGGGGTGCTGTTTGGTGTGCGGATAACGAACAAATCGTGGCAGGAGGAGACAGCCACCAGGCCGAGCAGTGTGATTCCATTTCCAAAACAATGAATCCAGATCCTGTCATCAGTTGGAACGTCGTTTTGACGATCGGGCTGCTGCTCAACATCACGCTGGCGGGCGTGAGTCTGATAAGATCGAAACAGAGCCAGAGGCGGGAAGTATCTTTCGCGGACACGTACGCGTCGCGCGAGGAAATGTCCGAGATCAAAACGGAGGTCAGGAATCTCCGGATGGAATTCAAGGGGGATGTCAGAGGTGTCCACTGCCGGATTGACGAGGTGCTGGCCGCCGTGTCGCGGCTGGAAGGGGAGATCAAACATATATGAACACTGAAATGCATTCCGCATTCCGCATTGCGCATTCCGCATTCCGCATTGCGCATTCCGCATTGGCATGAACCTCGACCCCGCCAAACGCCTGGCACTCCGCGCGCTCTCGCGCATGGGGGATCAGCCAATGCCCGCGGATGCGCTCCGCGATTCCATCCGGATCATACATCCGCAACTCACCGCTGGGGATGCGGATCGAGCCGTGCGCGACCTGGAGGCGGATGGCTACATCGCCGGCACCCATGTGGACCTGGTGGGCATCCTCTGGAGTCTCACGCCCAAGGGCGCGAGCAAAGCCAATCAATTATGAGGATCTGCACTCCCAAATGAATGAAGACACGGCCCAGCAAGCTCGATCAATTCACCGACCGAATCGAGGAATGGTTTGGGGCGGAAAAGATCACGATCGCCGCTGCGCGCGATCGGCTAGCGGGCTTGGGCTGTCACGTCTCCTCGGGTCGGCTCTCGCAGTGGTGGTCTGCGCGGCAGCAACGAGCGATGGAGGATCAATTGCTGGCGCGAGTGGCCAGTGGCGCGCAACTGAGCCGCGAGATCGAGTCCAGGTTCGCACGCAATGCGCCGCCGGAAGTCAGCACGATCATCCAGCTGCTCCAGACCATCATCCTCCAGCTTGGGGTCCAGGGCACAAGCGACGAGCGGCTATTGCTCATCGCAAGCAATCTTCTCAGGCCCGTCATGGAGTGGCAAAAGCTGGAGCAGAGCAAAGCCGAATTTGGTTTGGCCAAGGAACGGTTCCAGCGCGAGACATGCGAGCTGTTCGTCCAATGGGCCGAGGATCAGCAGGCCAAAGATATTTTGAGCGCGGGCAACAAATCGAACGAGGAAAAGATCGCGGCGGTCTACCAGCTCATGTTTGGGGGACAGAAGAAATGAGCAGCCCGCGAAATACACGAAAGAATCTGTCCAATGCGCAACCCCAGAAGAAAAGGGGCCGCAGCAACGCGGCAGTGCAAGCAAGGCCAAGTGCTGGCTCGGTAGCCAATGCCTCGACCGGTCTGTCCGGTGAATCCGCCTCTGACGAGCGCGAACTGCAGAGTAAGCCGGAGTGTGTGGCTGCTCCTGAATCCGCGCCCCAGGCTGGCAGGCAGACTACGGAGTTCGCGAAAAGCACTCCACTGGCTGGACGTGAGACATCGCGGTCCGGCGGTGAATCCAGCAGCAACCTTGCTTCTGCCGCGCCGAGTGCGGCCCCACCTTTTGGCATCCGGGCCGGCCAGCGCGAGCTCGAGCGCGGCATCGACGAGCACCGCATTGTGGGGTTCCTCACCCGCCGACAGTACGGCAAGACCACCGAGGCCGCGCGCATCGCGCTCAAGAAAATGATGCGCATCGCCGGGCATGACGTCGTATTCGGCTCGGTCAAACTGGACCTCGGCCGCGAGATGGTGCGAAAGGAAGCGGCCCAGATGCAGCGGGCCTTCGCTCTTCTGGCCGCCCAGGCCGCGGCGGCGCAGACCCTGCTCGATGTCGTGGACCCGCTCAAGCATCGGTCCGTGGCGGGCATCCATGTGGATGACTGGAGCGAGCTCTACGAGCAATCCCGGCTCGAGTTCCGGCTCTACCACAGCCGCACGATCTACAGCCGCACCAAGGTGGTCGCTCTCACCCCGGATGCGGTCGGTGAGACGGGCGACCTGATCCTGGACGAGGTTGGGCGCGTCAAGCATTTCCGGGCGGTGTGGGAAGCCGTCAAACCTATCATATCGAGCAATCCTCAATTCCGTTGCCTGCTCACCACCACGCCGCCGCCGGATGACTCGCATTATTCGTTCGAGCTGCTCGCGCCGCCGGTGGGCGAGGAGTGCCCGGTCCGGCCCGAGGGCAACTGGTACCGCAGCGAGCTCGGGGTCTGGGTCCTGCGCGTCACGGCCTGGGATGCGTATGCGGACGGCATCCCGCTCTACGACGATGACACCGGCGAGCCGCTGGATCCGGATGCCAGCCGCGCTCGGGATCACGACAAAGAAGCGTGGGACCGCAATTACGGTGTGAAATTCATTTTCGGCGGTACATCGGCCTGCAGCTTCATCGCGCTCGACACGGCCCAGAAGCGGGGGGTTGGGCAGTGTGGATATTTCAATATCCAGAGCGACTCGGATTTTGGTCCCGCACTCGTGTGGCTCGGACACCATCTCGGTAATGGACCCATCGGCCTGGGCTGGGATCTGGCCACCACCACCAAAGCCACCAGCAACCCGAGCGCGTTGTGTGTCATGGAACGGCAAGGGGCGGAGTACATTCACCGCGCGATTGTCACGTGGAAAACTGCTGACCCGGACATCGCCATCGAGCGCGCGATGCGTATCGCGCGGGTGGTCCGCAGCCGTCCCGCAGGCCCGGCGCGGCGGCTCTGCATCGACGCCACGAACGAGCGCTACTTCGCGCAGAGTGCGCGCAAGGAGCTGGGCAGCGAGGTCCCGGTCGAGCTGGTGGTGGGTAGTGAGACGACGCAACGGCCGGGCATGGAGGAGCCGCTGACGATGAAGCAATATTTAGGAGGCCTGCTCGTGGGTGAGCTGGACGATAATCATCTCCTGCTGCCGCCGGAGCGCTACGTGCGCGAGGATTGGCGTCTGGTGCGCAAGGAGCGCGGCCAATTCGTGTGCGAGCCGGACGTGGATGGCAAGCATGGGGACACGTTTGATGCGGCCAAGCTCGCACTCCATGCGCTCACGGGCAGCGGCCCGTTTTTCTGCCAGCAGGTCAAACCACGGAAACAAGACCATCGGCGAATCGAGCGGACGAAGGGGGTGCTGGTATGAACGGTCGCAAATGGCAGATGGCAGATGGCAAATGGCAAATGGCAAATGGCAAATGGCCTCGGTTGGCAACCCTTTTTCCGCCGTTGGTTCGTGAAATTTCGTTTGTAAGGCTGCGTATAGGCGTTTGGGCACATTCCTACCGGGTGGGTGCAAAAACCTCCTATTGTACCAATGCAGGCTATTGCAGCCATCGTAGTGCGGGACCTGACTCCCCGATCAGCCAAAGTATGAGTCCGGGCTCAGCAACCCTTTTCCGCGCGTGAACACCACTTCCCAAGTCACTCCAGAGCTTGTCCGGCGCTCGATCCAGGGCCGGTTCAATCCGCTCCGTGGGCTGACACCGGAGACATTGAGCCAGCAACTGGATTGGTTCCGCGCCGGCTACCTGCGCCAACTGGCCCTGACCATGGAAGCGATCGAGGAGCGGGATGACATCATTGCGGGAGTGGCGCCCAAAAGGCGAAAAGCGGTGGCTCGCCACGGCTTCGAGATACTCACACTACCGAATCTTTCGGACGCGGACAAGACCCGAGCGGACCGGCACGCCGCCGCGCTCCAGTATTTCTACGATCATTGCGAGTGTACTAATGCACTCGATCTGGACGAGCGCGGATCCTTCAAGCTGCTCGTCCGACAAATGATGGATGCGCCCGGCAAGCGTTGGGCCGCCCATGAGATCCTCTGGCAGCCATCGCCCGGCGGGCTGACCGCTGAGTTCCGGTTTGTGCCGCTCTGGTTCTTCGAGCGCATCACGGGCCAGCTGCGGTTCCTCGACATCAATAAGAGTGTCGAGGGACAGCCACTCGAGGCTGGCGCCTGGATGATCACTCGAGGAGACGGTATCATGATCGCTTGTGCCGTGGCATGGATGTTCAAGAGCATCGGCCTCAAGGACTGGCTCATTTATAGCGAAAAACATGGGATGCCCGCGCTCCAGGGCAAGACGGATGCCGCCAAGGATAGCCCCGAGTGGACCGCGATGGTGGATGCGGTCGTGGCTATCGCATCAGATTTTTCGTGTGTGACGTCCAAAGGGGATCTGATCGAGAAGATCGATCTCTCGACTGAGGGGCAACTACCTTATCCGCCTCTAGTGGAGCGTATGGATCGCGCGCTAGCCATCCTCTGGCGCGGTGGTGACCTAAGCACGTTGTCGAAGGGCGGCGAGGCCGTGGGGTCACAATCGCAGCAGGGCGAGAGCGAGATGCTCGAAGAGGATGATGCCGGGATGATCGGCGAGACTCTCAATACTTGGATAGATCCATGGGTCATCCGGTACACGGTGGGAGATGATCGGCCGTTGGCGTATGTCAAGATCCGGACACAAAACCGGCAAGACACGAAGCTCGAGATCGAGGTGGATAAATTCCTGCTCCAGTCCGGAGCGCCACTCTCGGTCGAGAGTACGCTCGAACGCTACAACCGGCCACAGCCTGAGCCGGACGCGCTGTTACTCACGCCGCCTGCCGCCGGTTTCCCTGGCCAAACGCCCTACCCGGCCCTCGAAAATGAGGCGGTCAATCAACAGCTCCTCAATAATGTCCTCGAAGGCCTCACCGGCGTGAAGGCCCAGTGGCTCGGTGGTGTGAAACCGTTCTTTCGCCGCCTTCTTGATGCCGCGCGCGCTCACACACTCTCGGATGCCGATTTCGTGCAGACACTCGACCACGCACAAAGGGAGATACCAGAACTATTCTCCAAGCTCGACAAGCAAGCCCTGGCTAACGCGCTCGAGGCGGCCATGGGCGCGGGCGCACTTAACGGCGCGCTCCGAGGCTATATGACGCGGCCCACGAATGTGGAAAACCAAAAGCGGAAAGCAGAGGCAATCGATGTTTGACACTCAGCCTCAATCTTTCGCGCCTGCCTGCGCAGGCAGGTGTTTCGCGGGTCAACAGGTATGATCACCGTCTCTGTCATAGACCAAGCCAGCCCGGAGCTGCGCGCACTCAGTGCGCGAGTCAGCAATCCCATCCCTGGGCTCAAGGTCGCGGGCCGCGCGGTGGCTAACCTCCTGCGCGCACACTACCGCCGCAAAGATCAGACCGAGCCCAATAAACTCGGCGGACGCCGCACCCACTATTGGAGAGCGGTTGCGCACAGCGTGCACAACCCGGTCCAGAGCGGCGCCCAGCAAGTGACCGTGAGCATCAACGATCCTACCATTGGCCACAAAATCATGGGGGGACGCATCACAGCCAAACGCGCCAAAATGCTCACTATACCCGTGCGGGCCGAGGCGCATGGCAGATATGCCGCAGTCCTGGAGCGCGCCCTGGGGATCAATCTGTTCCTGGTCAAAAAAGGCAGCAAAGCGTTCCTCGCCGGACGGACACAGAACAAGGGCAAGACAGGCGCGCTCAGAATATTTTACGTGCTTAAGCGCTGGGTCGATCAGCGGGCGGATCCCACGGCGCTCGTGCCCGAACCGCAGATGCGGGCCACGGCCACCGCTTATTTCGGGCGCTGGGTCATGCGCAACACGCGCAGCACTGGGACAACATAGGCCCGCGAAACACCTGCCTGCGCAGGCAGGCGCAAAAAGAAAATATGATGCCAGAACCTAAATCCGACGAGACAGAGCAAGAGTTTACCGCACGATTCATGGGCGATCCAGATATGATGCAGGAATACCCAGATGCAGCGCAGCGCATGGCCATGTGCAAAAAGCAGTGGCAGAAAAGCAGGGAGATCATGCCCGCCGACAACACACTCGCTACCGGCCTGGCCAATGAATATAGCGTGGGGGCTGATGGATGGGTGCGGATCGCTCCTTATGGGGATCATGTTAAAGAGCGGACGATTCGCGATACTATCGGCACTCGGCAGGAGACATTGCTGCAGCGGCTGGACCGCGCCTCTGCGCAGGCGATGGTCGATAAATTCCATTCCTTTTTGGGCCGGATCAAACGGTTCATCGTGGGTGTGCCCATTTTCCGTCGCCACCCGGATCTGGCTGAGCACGCCCCCGACACGGTCGCAGCCATGTCCAATGATACCAATACTTACGGCATGTTTGCCGCGCTGGAAGCCCGCGAGGATGGGTTCTACGGACGGCCCGTCGTCAGCAAAGACGGCCAGGCCGCAATCGAACACGAGGGGTTGAAATACCTGTCACCATTTTGGTGGGTGAAGCGCATTGGGGAAAACAATGGGGTTCCTATTGTTTCTCCCACTGAGCTTATCTCCGCCGGACTCACCAACTCACCTAACATCCCCGGCGGGGAAGCTTTGGCCAACGCCAAAGACAAAATCATGAATCAGACGACGCTCATCGCACTACTCGCAAAGTTTGGCATCGCGTTGGCCAATGAAGCCACCGACGACCAGATCTCAGCCGAGATAACCAAGCTCGGCCAAAAAGCGCAGGCGGCTGCCGCGCTGGAAAATGAAAAGACCACCACGGTCACAGAAATCAACAAGCTCAAAGACCAGGTCAACAGCAAAGAGACGGAGATATCAGCCGGCAAAGTCGCTCTTATGAATGAGCGAAATGCCCGGATCGAGCTCTTGGTCGATGCCGCGATCCGAGGAGCACGCATCCTGGCCGGCGACCGCCAATCCCGCATCAACGCGCTCAAGTCGGATTTCGAAGGCGGCAAGACAGCGCTTGAGAATGAGAAGCCGAAAATGAACACCCACTCTCAGGTCGGCGCACTGGGTGCGCGCCTCGGGGAAGGACAACGCAGCACCACGGCTCTGAGCGCCATCACCGCTCTCGCCAATGAGCGCCGCGGAAAGAATGGCGGGGATTGGGATGAAGCCTGGGCCTATGCGCTCGAGCAGAAACCTGAGCTCGCCGAGCAACTCCACAAACCGGGCGTGAAGTAATCGCCTCAACAGACGCAACACACAGAAAACTCTTATGACAAAAAATTCACTCGAACAACTGCAGGCGGAGAATGACAAACTGCGCGCGGAACTCAAGGACGCCGGGTTGGACCCGGACGCGATCCGCGCCAAGGTCGCCGCCGGCCTCACCAAGGACCAAGCCATCGAGGTGCTCAAGGCTCAAGCAGCCTGGGACATCGAGCTGGCCAAACTTAACCAACCCAAAACCAACTGACCACTGACAACGACGATTAACTACTGACCAAGGACAAAACCATGTTCACATTCCTCATAATCCTCCTCACCGTTTTAGCGCTCTTTAGCGTGTTTCGCGGGCCAAATCGGATCGCGCTCGCGAACATTTCCGAGGGCACGCACCAAGGCACCACCACCAAAAAGGCGGATGGTGTCATCAACCGCAACATCCTCCTCAAGCTCGGCTCCGACGCCAAGCATGTGACCATCTGCACCGCCGCCGATATCCCCATTGGCATCTCCGAGGATGAGGCCGACGAAGCTGAGGACCTGCTCCACGTCCATTTCCTTGGGGCGAGCGATCGCACCAAGGTCATGACCGCATCCGAAGCCATCACAGCGGGCGAGGATGTTTACACGGCCGCCGCCGGCAAGGCCCAGGATCTGCCAGTGGCCGCCGGCACCTACTACCATGTGGGGCGGGCGCTCACCGCCGCCACCGGCGACGGCGTCGAGATCGAAGTCGAGACGTGTGTGCCCGAGAAGCTCGTGGTCATTGCCGCGCTCACCAGTGCCGACACCGACCTGGGTTCACTCACACTCACTGCCCCGGATGCGCTGACTGTCGGAGCTGATATCGGAGTCTTCACCGATCCGCCGAGCGCGGCGGAAATGGCACTGTTGCGCACCTTCGTGAATGCGTTGAAGGCCGACGTGACCGCCCTCCGCGCCACCGTCAACACGCATAAGACCGAGGGCGAGGCCATAGCGGACGCCGCCGAGGTGCTGGCGGATGATGTGCGCGAGATCGCCGTGGCTGCCACCGGCGGCAACGTCAAAATCCTGTAATAACATAATCCACACGAATCAATTATGAAGCCAACTCAATTCGCACTTTTGAACGAACAAGCCATTCTCGCCGCCGAGGGGATTCTCCCGATGCTGCCGGCCCATCTCGATCACGGTCAAGTCGCCCTGGCTAACGACACGATGTTAGCCGAAGCTTACTGGAGCGAGGAACTCACCGGGTACTCTGTCGGCTGGAAAGACCAGCGCAACATCGAAGAGACGCTCGATTTTTGTGCGCCTCCCGTGCCGGTGAACCGGCTCTTCCGCTATACGGAGTTCACGCACGCGGAAGCGTTTCTCGAGGAGCCGAACGATGAAGATATCCGCGCCATGAACGCGGATTTCAAAACGGTCAAACCTTACACGGAGACCAAGACGAATGCCGAGACCGAGAACAAAGGGCTCACCATTATCCTGGATCTCGACCGCGTGCTGCAGAAGCCGAACTGGCGGCAGCGCTACACCGGCAAGCTCACCGAACGCTTGCTCCGCACGGAGCTGCGCCGCGCCGTGGCGCTCATCTCGGCGGCGGCCACAAACACCGCTGTGACGTGGGACACCACGGCCGGCAAGGACCCGGATCAGGACATCAAGACCGGTCTGCTCGCGGGCGAGACAGCCTCGGGCATTTACCCCAACCGCGTCTGCTACGGCGCCACGGCGTGGAACAAGCGTGGCCTGAGCCATCGGGCACAGAACCTCGCCGGTGGCTATGCCAGCGCCGGGCAAACGCCGGCGCAAGTCGCTGCCTTCCTCGGCGTGGACGCTGTCCACGTGAGTTCCCAACGATACCGGACATCAGCATCAGCCCTGGCCGAGCTTGTAAACAACCTGGTCTTCGGTTGCTACTGCACGACAGGTGTGGACGAAGATGATCCCGCGAACTGCAAGCGGTTCTTCACCCCGACCGAAGGCGGGACGAAATACCGTGTCTACGAGCAGCAGCTCAGCGCCAAGCTCTACGCGATCACCGTCGAGCATTACAGCCTGGTGAAGATCACCAGCACACTCGGCCTGCGCAAGTGGACCGTCTCGTAACCGCCACACACACCCGCGATGGACTGGATCACACTCACGGAATCGGACCTGCTGACGGTCGTCTCTGACGCTGAGCTCACCGCCTGGCGCCAGACCGCTCTGGCCGCCGGGCAGGCGGATCCCGTGAGTGCAGTCATGGCTACGGTCGCGCTCCTGGTGCGTGGTTACGCCGCGCACCAGGTCACCCCCGGAGCGACCGGGACAATCCCGGACACGCTCACCAGCACCGCCTTGGATCTCGTCGCATACAGACTGCCGCTCCGGGTGGGAGACAAACCAACCGAAGCGCGCAAGAACGCATACGATGCGGCCATGGAGCTGCTCCGGTCGTGCGCCAAAGGTGAGTTCAAGCTCGCCGGCGGCGGGCCGGCCCGCGCCGAGATCGTGACCAGCAGCGACCGGCAGACGAGCCGCGAAAAACTCGAAGGGCTATGAAGTCTCCCAACGCGACAAACGCGAAAAAAGCGAAAGTGAACCAGTTTCCTTTTAGCGTGTTTCGCGTGTTTAGCGGGCTCTTGATTGTATGGCAACCGTGACTGGTACAATTAAGACACCCGAGGATGCGCCCTACACCGGCCATGTGCGTTTCCGGGCGCTTAGCACACCGCTCGCGGATGCGCCGGACCTGATCGTGGGCAGCGATGTGGTGGTCCAGTGCGATGCGCTCGGACAGTTCAGCACCACACTCCGGAACGGGCGGTACCAGGTCACCGCGGGCCGGGAGACGGAGACAATCCTGGTGCCGGACGATGCGCTCTCGCATGACATCCTTACGCTAATCGAGTGACCATGACATGTCAGTTATCACAGGCACAATCAAGACGCCGGACAATCACCCCTACACCGGGGAGTTGCGGTTCCGGGCGCTCTCGACTCCCGTGGCTGATGCGCCGGATCTCATCGTGGCTGAAGACGAGGTTGTCTCATGCACGGCAGCCGGGACATTCACAGTCACTTTGCGCACCGGTCAGTACCGCGTGTGGGTGGGGCGCGAGTCACTCACCATTGCCGTCCCGGATGATAACGCGAGCTATGATATTCTGGAGCTCATCGACGGGGATATCAGCTTTACCGCATCCCCGTCCACCAGCGGTTTTTACCGCGCCGATACACTCACCGCGCTCCGGACCGTCGCCAGCGCGGCTGGGAACAAGATCGCTTGGTTGCTCGGAGAAACTGCTGCTTGGGATATTGCCCCACCGCGCGTCTACGCCTGGGATGCCGCCAGCATGGATGCCGACGACGGATTGCTCTACGTGCGGCCATCGGACTTCACCACCGCAGGACTCTGGAGACAAATATTATGAGAACGCGGAATGGGGAATGGGGAATGCGGAATGCAAAGCGTCTCTCTCTGCGCTGGGTTGTTTTTGCCGCCGTCGTTTTTCCGCTCTCGCTTGTCGCGGATTTCACGCTAGAAAAATCAACCGCCGCGGATCTGGCATCGACCGCTCCCGGTCTGCACCGGACCTGCATCTTGAAGGGCTGGTCCACATTGGGCGATGGGCTGGGCGGCGTGCTGTATTACGATCCCGCATCGGATGCGGGGACCAACAGCTATTCAGTCCTCAAGCCCAACTCATACTCGGGGCGCTGGCTGCGGCTGACCGTTCCATCGATGCCCTTGGTGCTGTCTGTCACAGCCACCAACACCACTCTCACAGCCGGGCAATCAGGGGCCTGGGTGCACAACCAGGGCGCCACCAACCTTGTGCAGGTCACGCTCCCGAGCGCCGCAGCCGGGCTGCGGTTCCTCTGCATCAATCTGACGTCGGAGGGGATGCGGATCGTTCCGGCGGACACCAATACGACCTTGCGGATCAGTGGCACACTCAGCAGTGCCGGTGGATCGATCACCAGCATGCACATGGGAGACGACGCAATGTGCCAGGCGATCAATACCACCAATTGGATCATCACACCGAATCTTAGTTTATGGACGATCGAGTGACGAGGTATTCCCAAATTGCAATCGCCTGTTGTCTGCTGCCGCTGGCAGCCATGGCCGCCGACATCCGGCCAATCGGCGGCGGTCACATTCAATCGCTGCTCCAGAGCCAGACCAAGCTGGTGGCGCGTCAAGCCGTCGGAGTTGAAGCCGGCACCTCAACTCAAGTCCTACACGGAAATGCCGGCGGTGACCCAACATGGAGCAGCTTGAGTTTGTCATCCGATATCACCGGAACGCTGGGAGCTGCCAACGGCGGAATAGGAACAAACAGCAGCGCTTGGACTGGTTTCCCGCAGATCTCAGCCGGTGTCTGGGCTCAATACGACCTGTTTGCCAGCGCGAATATCTGGGGTGGACTGAATACCTGGAATGCTCTTTCCACGATGGCCGGGATTATCCCAGTCAATAGCACGGACGATTTGGGAGCGATTAATTATCCTTTCGACACTGTGTTTGCTGACAGCCTAGATTCGACTGGTGCTGCTGCTGGCGGTGGTGTCATCTCGACGAAGGTATCCGGAGCAGAAGCTTACCATTTTTTTCTTTTGTATAACAACGGGGAAATGGCATGGGGTCCAGGCACTGGGACGCAAGATACCACTTTGTCACGCACTGGAGTCAGCACGCTCTCGCTTGGAAGTGGTGATAGCTTGACCGTTCCGGGGACGATGACAATCGGCACATTAGCCGGCTATCTCAAGGGCACGGCTGGTGTTGTATCCGCCGTGACTGCAATTCCTGTTAGCGATATATCCGGGAACCCGGTTACAGGCACTGGAACGCAAAATAAATTGGCTAAATTTCTTAGCAGCTCAAGTGTTGGAGATTCCTCGATCACGGAAACGAATGGTAACGTCGGCATCGGGACGACGGGACCGGGGGCAGAATTGCACGTAAATAATTCTAGTGGACAAGTTGACTTGTGGGTTCAGGGCACGAGTAGTGCGATGGTTAATTTGATTTCCGCAGGTGCTGGAAATTCTTATATCAATTTTGGAACTGCTGGAGAAGATTCTAACCTCTACTTTAGGGGAGACAATGGTGCAAGTGATTTGGTTACTATTTTAGATAGCGGCAACGTCGGCATTAATGATACGACTCCTGATGCGCTGCTGGATATAGCAGGCACATTGATGGTGGATTCTACTACTCAATTGGGAGGCACCCTTACCGTCAACGCGGAAACCGATCACAATGGCACTGTTACTATGGGATCAGGTTATCAAATCGCAGCAACCACTGGCACAGTTGGTTCTCCAGGCGTTGCTTTCAATGGGGATCTAAATACTGGGATGTGGGCGCCATCTGCTGATGTAATCGCATTTAGCACCTCCGGCGCAGAGCGAATGCGGATTTCGCAGGGTGTCGGAATCGGGACAAATGAACCCATCGGGATGCTCGACATCCGAAGTGAGGATGACTCGACCGTTGTCACTGTGGGAATTCGAGCTGTGCAGTCAGAAATTACTGCTTTAGATACTTTCGTCGATTTCCGATCAAATACAGGTTCCGAAGGCTCGATTGCCGGGACCGCCAGCGCCGGCGTGATCTCATATAATACTTTCACAGCGTCTCATTATTCTCAGATTGTTGATATTGATACTATTCCGGCAGCCGCGCGGATTGGTGCGTTGATCGAGATTGTTCCCGGAAATCCGTCCTGGCCGAAACGTCTTCGGACGCCAGCTACAACCAACGTCGTTGAAGCCTATGAGAGCTACAAGACCAATCGGATTCTCGTAACCAATATGATTTCTAGTGTGGTTACCAATTTCACACCGGTCACCAATTCTTTCCCTGTGGTTGACGGCGCTGGGAATCCGGTTCTGGAGACGATCCATACCTATCAGTCAGATGAGCAAATTAGCACGAATAGCGTTGTCGTTTATATACGGGATGGAGACCAGTTCCGGCAGCAGACCAATACTGTTTACGCGACGAATATCGTCAAAACCGTCTCCGGAACGTCTTTCGAACAAATGATCCATTCCGAGATTGTTCAGCAACCCGATGTCGTGACCAATTGGATGCAAAACACGGAATGGGAAACCTCCGTTAGCACCAACTATTTCCCAACCACCACAAATGTCGTTGCAGCCACGTATTTCGAGTCATCCGGTAAATCGCACCTATGGAAATCTCGCTTGGCCCGCGCAATCCCTGCCAACAAGCTCGCCATCGGAGTTTACCTCGGGACCGATAAAGAAGGCCGGGACATGGTCGCGAGCATCGGGACGTGCGTGATGTGGGTTTCCGATGATGGTGGGGACATCGAGGCTGGCGATTTTCTGATGAGCTCAAGCTCACTCGGGTGCGCCCAACGCCAAGCAGATGATTTCCAACACAATTACACTGTCGGAAAAGCAACGGAAAACTTGATTTGGGCCGATGAGGGCGGGAAGAAGCGCAAGCGGATCAAGTGCTTGCTGGTGGGAGATTGATCGCAAAATTTAACATTAAACCTATGAAGATGAACAATTCAGATCGAAAACCTCGAATTCTCCTCAGTATCGCACTTGGCCTGCTCCTCGGGAGCGGCCTCATCGCCACTATCGCCACAAGCCGACCTCTCGGCGGATCGCACATTCGCACATTCCTCGAGTCCGAGGATGCCGCCGCAGCCAGAGCCGCTATCGGGGCTGGCTCGGGAAGCGGAGGCAATTTCACCAACATCAACATCGTAGGCGGCACCCAAACGCTGTTGACCAACTCCGATCTGACTGCCAGCCGTGTGGCAGTTTCGGCGGCTGATAAGACATTAGCATCACTCGCCGCGGGCACATCGGCCCAAGTGCTGCATGGCAATGCCAGCGGCCTGCCCACCTGGTCAGCTCTGAGCCTGACCGCAGACGTCACCGGAACGCTCCCGGTCGAAAATGGAGGCACGGAAGCGACCACGCTGACAGGGATGCTCAAGGGCAACGGGACGAGCGCATTCACCGGAATTACCGGGACCCAATATGGTATAGGTTATTGGTCCGATGCGAATACGATCGGAACGAGCGCCGCCGCGGGAAACACCAACAAATTCCTCCGCGGCGCTCCCTCTGGAGCTCCCACCTGGGAGCCAGTCAACCTAGGCAATGCCGATGTGAGCGGGACGTTGCTAGCCACATCGCTGCCGACATCCGGAGTAACGCCGGCAACTTATGGTGGAGACGCACAGACGACCGTGACGGTCACGGTGGATACGTATGGACGCGTCACGAGCGCTACCGAGAGTGCGATAGACGGCCTGGATGCCTCGGCGATTGATACCGGCACCTTAGGTGTCGCCCGTGGTGGCTCTGGTGCGGGGACATTTACTGCTGGTTATCTTAAAGCCAGCGGCACGAGTGCGTTTACTACTGTTGCCAGTGTTCCGAATACAGACGTGACTGGTCTTGGAACTATGTCAACACAGGCTGCTTCAGCCGTTGCTATTACCGGTGGAACAATTGCCGGAACCGCAATCACTGTCCGGATTTATAACAATGATGGATCGGCAACCAATACACTTGTCTCGGCAGATAGCGCCACGCTCTGTGTTAATGACGCTGCGACTGCGCTGGCAGTTTATAACTTACCTAATGCGACTGCAGGACAGGTGTTTTCTTTTCGGGTAACAGATGATGATGGCATCCAAATCAATGCTTTTACTGGTGAGACAATTTCTGTTGGTAACGCAACAACCTCTGCCGCAGGTTATTTGAATTCCACAAGCATTGGAGACCGTGTTACATTGGTTGCTACGACCTCGACTAAATGGGTGGACGTGGCTAGTTACGGTCAATGGACCGTCAGCCCATAACGGCCATGACTCACAGACAAAACCTTTCGCATGTTTCGCGTGTTTCGCGGGCCTCCTTATGCTGACAGCCCTGCGCGATTCCATAGCCACCCGCCTCACCGGTGATACCTACTACTCGACACCGATCGAGATCCCCGTCCTCACGGAAAGCCATGGGGATATCGAGACTGCCATACGCAAACGCCTCCAGACGGCCGGCATCCTCATTTTTATTTTCATCCCGCGCGTCCAGCCCTCGCCGGATCTGCGCTACAGCCTGGATGTGCATCTGGTGCTCGATATCATCGAGCGGCCCCGCCTCAACACATCCGCGCATGGGACTGGCAAGCCCGGCATCGACATCGGCATGCATACCTATGCGTCACTGGCCGAGTGGGCGCCCAGCGAGGTGTGGACCCCACTGGAAATCCAGGACCTCCAGCAACTCGATGTCGATCAGCCGGAGGACGAGCGCGAGGACCTGACCTTCGTCTTCCGCCTCATCGCCAAGACTCACACCGTCCTTACCGTCACACCATGACAGCCCAACACTTCCATCTCAAAATCATATGACATACACAGGATCAGCCACAGTCAAAGGGGTCGATGGCACCGTCTCATTCGCCGGGGTCGCCGTCGCCGCCATTCCGGATTCCGTCGAGGGCGAGCACACCGCTGAACTGGAAGAGTTCAAGAATGGACTCAATCAGCTCATCGGATTTTCCAAATCGGACGAGCGCTATAGCGTCGATATCGTCCTTTTCCCCAAGGCCGCCGGCACTGCGGCGGCTCGGGGCGCGCTCACCTATCCGGATGTCCCGAGCAAGGTGACCCTAGCCGGGCTCCCCGAGAGCGCCGCGCCGGACACAGTCCTCCTCAACGGCGACTACATCTACACCGGCGGCGCCGCGCGCAGCGTGGTGCGCGGCCAAAATGCGCTCCGCCTGCGTTGCTTCCGCCCGCTCGACCTGCCGGCCGGCGTGACAATTACCACACTCATTGCAGCCGCGGCCTAAAACGTGAGCACGTGAGAATGTGAGAGCCTGAGATGAGCAGCTACAGCCAGCGTTATGCCGCCGTGCTATTCCCGGATCGATGGCGCATCCTGGGTGTGCCTCTCCTGCCGCTCACCCTCGGTCACGCGCTGCTGCTGGATCGGCTGGAGCTGGGCTCGGCAGGCGCGCCGCGGGAGCAAGGACGGAGCCTCCCCGCGACAACGATGCCGGATATCGGTGATCTGCTCCTCTGCCTGTGGGTATGCAGCCGTGCATGGGATCGTGCTGCAGCGCATCTGCAGCGCCGGCGCACTCGGTGCGCGCTTAAGCTGTGGGCCTGGCAAATGCGCCTCACATCTCGCGCTCGCCTCGACGCCGGCCTAACCGCGGCCTGGGCACAATGGCAGGCCTATCTGGCTGCGGCATGGGACGCCCCCAGCGTCTGGGAGCGCGATAAATCCGCGGCCTCGAGCGCGCCTCTCCTCCAGGTGCTGAAGGTCACACTCATGTCGCGGCTCGGCCACAGCGCGCAGAGCGCACTCGATACACCACTGACGGTCGCTTTGTGGGATATCTGTTGTTTTTGGGAGACCAAGGGACACATCGAATGGGTCAGCCCGGATATCGATGCCGCGCTGGATAACATCCCCACACCACTACCATAACCATGGGGGCACCATTCACCATCGATCTGCGGGCCAGTGGGGCCACACAGACGGCTAGCGCGGTCAATCAACTGCGGGGAGCACTCAACCAGACCGCATCGAGCACCAGCCGGCTGGGAAGCATCTTCAGTAGATATCTAGGGCCAACAGCTGTCGGATTTGCGCTGCTGGCCAAGACGCGGTCACTGATCGCTTTCGCCTCTCGCATCCAGGACACATCAGAACGTGTAAACGTGGGCACAGAGGCGCTTCAGGAGTTCGATTATGCCGCCAGCCTGACAGGCGCGTCACTCGATGATGTGGGTAATGCACTCAAGCATCTCCAGGTCTCGATGTTAGGTGCGCTCGGCGGCAACAAACCGGATCTCAAAAGCTTCGCGAGATTGGGCATCTCACTTGACGAATTACGGCAGAAATCGCCGGAGCGCATTTTCCGCGAAATTGCCGATCGTGTCAGCAAGACAAATCCCAGCGTGCAGCAATTGGCTGACATTGTTAATCTACTCGGTCGGAGCGCGGATCGATTAGTCCCGGCATTTCGCGGAGGTTTCGGGCGCGCAGCAGCGGATGCACAGCGTCTCGGGATCGTCATCGAGGATAGCGTGATCAAGAAGGTCGATGCGCTCGGTGACCACTTCGGCCAGCTCGGGCGGCAGTTGCAAAGCGGGTTAGCCGGCCCGCTGACATGGCTCATGGACAGGTTCACTGACCTGAGGGCTGGCGTGGCCTTCGTTAGTTCGTTCGTCGGAGCCGAAACGGCCAAACAAGGCGCGCTCCGACGCTATGCAGGCGGGTTGCTCTCGCCATTTGGGCCAGGTATTGGTACAGCTATGGCCGCAGCTCGAGCTCAACTTGAAAAATTCTCCGCGCTCGAAATCGCCAATAAGGCGATGGAAGATGTCTTTGCGGAGCAGCTATTGGTCGGCAGCCGGCGAGGGGTGGTTGGTGGCGATACAGACCGAGCTGTGAGCCCAGCAGCGCGGAAGCTCTCTAGCCAGAGTGCTACATCCGCCACCACCGCAGACGCGCTCACACGCATTGGCCTTTTCCGCGGCGGCGATACCGCCACCAAGCTCAACAAACAAATTGCGCTCTTGGAGCGCGTAGATCGCTCCATCCAGAGCCTGCGCAGGGACTTGACTGAGGTATGAGCTATTACGGATCATCTGGTGTTGTCGAGCTCACTCCCATCCGCACATGGGATCCGCGCACAGGCTGGTCTCTCACGCGCCGATGGCGCGGCACTCCCGCAGCGGTGGACGCCAAACAGAGCGAGGTGAAAGCGGCAGGACTGCGCTTCCAGCGCGAGGAGGAATCTCTCGGTGGCTATCAGCTTATCAGCGTCATTTACGGCGCGGAGGAGACTCAGGACCCGAACACCCCTGTAGGCGAGAAGTGGGAGCTAGTCGGCAACGACATGGAAAAATCAATCTGGGAGCTGCCTGCTGTCCAGAACCAGTTTGCGCGGCTCACATCACTGGGCATGAGCACAGCCAATCAGATCACATTTATCGCCCGGTTCCGCGCTGACGTCGAGGCGCTCATCCGCGGCGAGAGTATCACGGTCGATGTTAACGGCACCGAGGTAGCGCTCAACACGGATTACATTCTCGACTTTGTCGTAAGGCAGCTCAGGCTAAGTCAGTCTGTCTTTGCAGGCCTGATATTGAGCCTGGCCAAAGGGGTCGAATCCTACACAGTCTCGCAGTATGTGCTGCGCCACACACGCGTCGTGGTTAGGCGGAGCAACCTCAAGCCCAGCACCACCAATATCGGGAAAATTTTCGCCACCACCGCGGATCTGCGCTCGAAGGAAAGTATTCCCACGCTTCTGTTCGATCTGCCCGAGGGGGTCTGGCTCAAGCGCACTCCCACACAGGAGCAAAGCTCAGCCGATAAGTACGACATCACCCAGGAATACTGGCACGCGGACTCATACGACACCTTTGTTCACGAGCAGGCCACATGATCCAATGTCAATATGATCGCCAAACTTAAATCCCGGATCGACCGCCTGGAGCGCGCCCTGGCGCGGCTGCGCCCGTCCAGCTCTCCCAATCTCTTGACATCGCACACCACGCGCGGTGTGGTGCGCCGACCGACCAAGTCCGCGAACCACACTGCCTCCAGCACGGACATCGTGCCGCGCTGGGGCTGATATCACAGCAACCTAAAAGCTAAAAACTATGGCCTCTGAAAAATCATTCTCGATCTCACTCTCCGTGAGCAAAGGGGGAGCCGCCATCAACACCGGCACCCTCAGCAAATCCATCGACATGACCGGCAATGACATGACGGCCACCACCCAAGCCGTCGGCACAGCCGCCGAGGTCCTGGACATGCCGGCGGATGTCGGCACACCGTTCGATCTGGTGGTCAAAAACAACGACGCCACCAATTACGTCGAGCTCTTCCGCGAGGTCGGCTGCACGAATCTGTTGTCCAAGCTCAAGCCCGGCCAGAGCTGCTGTCTCACCGCGCTCGATGTGGTGCCGTATGCGCGGGCGAACACCGCCGCATGCCAAATACAGTTCTGGGCCGCGGAAGATTGATTGACCTGTCTCACGGTCTCGCCGTCTTGCAGACTGACAATCTATGGCTGTCACCTTCACCCGCGCCCCCACCGTCGTCGCTGGTGATCGGATTACCAGCACGCAGCTCGCTACGCTGTCGCGAGCCTTCAATTCCCGGCTGCGGTCCGGTCTCGGTGACGGCACGTTCCGGATCTTCTACTACATCCTTTCGCTTTTCACTCAGGTGCGTAATCCGGATTCATCAGGTTTTCTTTGGCCCAGCAAGTCCGAGTTCCTCGAATTTTACGCGCATCTCGACCCTGCGGATGCGCAATGGCCGGCCAGCGGCCCAGGCGACCCGGAGGGTGCGAATCTCACCAACCCCATCAATGCATTCGTGTTTGGAAACGATGCTATGGGGCTGTATGACGAGGAGACACGCCTCACAGATCCGCTCTTTGGCGGCATCCCGCTCTATATCGATGGCCATGCGCCGGCCACGGCGGCGGAAGTATGGCAGGTCGCGAAGATGCAGCGCGGCGCCTATGACCCGGCTAATGGCGCGCTCGGCTCGCCGGCATTCGACGCCGCACGGAGTTTCAGCGCCATCCGGTACTCGAACTATTCGCCTCACGGTCGCAGCTATGGGGACTGGATGCCATCGCCGGAGATCCTGCCCGATGCGTGTGAGGACCCCAACCCAGCCGACGAGATGCCGGCCCCGGTCAACTGGGAGATAAAGTTCACGCCCACCACCGCAGGATCGGCGAAGGGCTTGACGACGATCATTTACGACGGCACATGCCAGCCGGCCGACATCGAGCAATACCCAACACACATTGCCGGTGTCGTTTACACGCCTTGGGCTTATTACGTGTTTCTGAATGCCGGCACGCTGCAGGTGTTGCCCACCGCCGATTATATCGAGGGTCCTTACACGGGCGCCCCGCGCCTGCGTAAGACAGATGGCCAGCAACTCTTCCGCGTCCTAAATTGGTTCATCCGGGAGTTCCGCGGCTCAACCGAGCAACGTGCCCAGCCCCGGTATCATTTGCAGGACGCGTTTGATTTTCAGGCTTTTCTCGCCACACAATATTTCCTGGCGCCGGCCCGTGGGACGGCCACGGCAGACCTCACCGCACTCACTGCGCACTACCCGCTTTTTCGCTTTCACAGCCCACAGCCGCAGGGGACGCGCGCATCCACGCCCGGAGGCAGCAGCTATCAGTATGCGAGCGGTTTTGCGCTGACTCACGCATGGGTGAGCGGTGCGCTGCTCAATGGCCCTGTCACTATCGAGATCCTCAATGGCAGCACAGTGATCGACATCATCGATATCGTGCCGGAAGCCGATGGCACAGTCGATCTGGTCACGCCATTGCCCGTCACGACGGCGCCCTTGGTCTCAGTCCGGCTGCAGACAGATCTGCGCATGCAATCTTCGGACGGGAGTCTCGAGATCGAGCTCACTGAGCTCCTTGATTACAAGCCCGAGACACAAGACGCCTATTTGCTGCTCCGTTGCGCTGCCGCTATCCTGAGCGCACCGGACGGCCATGGCAGCCAGGAATCGGGATCTCGCAGCATCTGGGAGAGCTATCGCGATACCGGCGCTGTGCTCAATCGGCACGGTCTCGCCGGATTGGCCAGCCATCCTGTCACTGTCAATGACAATGCTGTATTTGAGGCCGCGCGGCAGATGTCCCATTTGGTGCGGTGCATACCGCGCCGCCAATTCGCCGGCTACGCCGTGGTGGGTGGGAAGAGTATCCTCTGGTTTCGGCGCTATGCCATGGGCATGTCGCACACCGTCCCGCTGGATTCCTTCCACGGCATCGCGCCGTCGCGCGCGGATATTCCATCGGGCGAGCTGGTGCCGGGACGCACGTATATCGTCCAGGCCGGCGGCATGGTCACGTATGACGGACGGGATTATCGCGCCGGCCAGACATTCACGTCGCTCGCCGGCAAGACCGAATATGCCGGCGGCGGGACCGTCCGCGAGTATGATGGTATCCGCCACACCGCCGATCATGCCGGACAAACCAACGAGTGGCTGGTCGGATTCCAATTCAAGCCATATCACACATCCGACTCGTCGATCTGGAAGCCAGACTCCTATTCCGACTATTGGCCGCTCGTCAACCGATGCCATTTTTACAGCCCCGAGATCGCCAATGACGCGCCGCTTCTCTGGCACACCAGCTACGGCCAGCGTGTCTCCGGCACATTTGGCGGGGTGCTGAGCCCTGAGTCACCCAGTGGGTACAATTATGCGCGCCTAAACAGCGCATGGCTCGGACGCCAATCCGTCAACCAGATCGAATGCGCACCAGGTGATACGGCATGCGAGCAAACACGGCTCAACTTTTACCGCTCCTGTCGCGTCTACGAGCCGGACCCGGAGATCGAGTCTGCCGTCGAAGAGACGGAGGCTGACGGCACTGAGCTAGTAAAACTCACCTTGACCGGACGTGTCCACCATTGTGCCACCGCGCCAGCATCCATCGCGCAGGATATCAGCTCGTGGGACTTGCCCGCGCTCACAGCCGAGCCGTACCGCTCGGTGGAGAACGCCCTGCGGGACTATTTGGTCCAGCAGGCCAACGGGACGACTTGCCCAGTCCGCAATGGGGACAACGCGGCCAACAGCACCGTCCAGAGCAATCCGGACAATCCAGCCGGGTCATGTTTCCCGCACTGCCTGCTGACCAAGCTCGTGCCGCTACCCTACGACGACGCTAACGACCGCCAGAACAGCCATGACACACCGATTCGTCATGATGTCATGTCGCAGATGGAGCTCTATCTGCGCGCAATGTGCGAGGGTTACGTGGACGGGGTCACATCTGCGGATTACGCCTGCGCCTACGGCAGCTACGGGCTGTATGCGTTCTCGTACGAGAATCTTTGCATGCAGGCTTTGAGCTCACCATGGTTCAAGACTCTACCCTCATCCATCCGCGCGGACGCCCCGCGCGGCTTCGGCCCGCTGCCAAACACCATTTGCTATGCGGAGGTGTTCAACCAATTTTCATCGGCCATCAATCTGCTGACCCGCTGCCGCGTCATGTTGCCATTCACCATCGAATGTCGAACCGCCTCAGGCAGCGCCACGCGCGATGCCACCGGCGCGCTTTGGCCTGCCGGCGTCGAATGTGTCGGCACTGGTGACATAGACGTAGTGTGGAAGGGTCAACCTCCAGATGCTCCCGTCGGCGCATATAGTGCCTGGTCGGATTGCGGGGCCGAGATCAATGTTGTGTCATCCGCCCGAATTCTCGACACGTGCAATGGGACCGCATTCCAAATCAGCACAGACCGGGAGATCGCCCAATACCAAGTCACGCTGGTCGGGGACGCCGTGCAGGCTGTGCCGGAGAGCTGGCGCGACCAGATTGCCAGCATTGGGGGATTCTTGGTGCAGCTCAGCACCTATCGCGACCGCGCATGCCTCACGCCCGCCACCGACGCCAGCGACGCTCTGGAGTGCAGGCTCCCCGGCGATCCGCCCGACACCAACCCACTCTGGGATTATGGAGCAAACAACGGCTGGAAGCTTTGCACCGATGGGTTTATCCTGCAGAACACCACCGAGTGCCTCCTTCTTGACGCCGGAGCGATCGATCCCGGCACACCCGCAGCCGGAGCCTTCCACATGATGCGCCACTCAGGGGGCCGCGAGAACCACGGCATCAGTCTGAGCCAGATCATCGTCACCATTCAATCGGACCCCGGCTTCTACGTCTCGATCCCATTGGTATGATATTTCACGTCACGGCCAGATTTGTGCCCCCGCGCGGCGCGGCAGAACCTCCGCTACCATCCGTTGCACGCCAAGCGCGCAACGCCGTGGGGGCCATCCTACGCGCAGCGCGGGCCGTATCAGTAGGTGATCAGCTATGGCAGACGCCAGCCAAGCGCGATGCGCATCGGGACATTTGTCGCAGGTGCGCTCATTACCGCGCATCGGATGCGCGCTGCGCTCACCCGGACTGTGGTTGCTTCACCCGCCTCAAGACTCACATCGCCACCGAGCGTTGTCCTGCTGGGCTCTGGGGATGAGTTGCGCCGGTCCCGCGTCGCTGCTGCAGCGGGTATGCAGCGCTGCTGCCAACCCTTTTTTTTGAGCTTGTTTCGGTTACTCCCTTACCCTTTTCCCCCCTTTTCGGAACCCTTT